AGATTCATCATTGGTCTACCTCTCCATGAGAAGAGTATAGTATAAACATTACCAGTAGATTGTATCCGTTGATAGTCCTCGTTTGTTAATTGTCCAGGTTGAATTACAGAATCCGCAAGAGGTAAAGAGGGTCCAGAAAGTTTCTTAAGTGCAGCATTCTTTTCATTGGGATTAGTATTACCAGTTGCAAGATTTCTGATCTTTGCCTGTCTTTGTGCTTGTCTATGTCCAGAACCAATTTCAAAACTTACATTCTCATTTGCTGGATGAATATCATTGGGATCATAAGGATCTGGAGCTAATGAAGCTGGAAGTGAAAACATTCTCCAATAACCTTCACCATATCTGCACTCTTTCATTGTCTCGTTTTTTTGGCACTTGGGGCAATATCTTTGAACTTCACCCATTTCTTGAAGTTCAAAAGATTCTTTCTTAGTTTTATTGCCCCAATTCTTTGCACCAACTTTACGACACTTGACTAAAGCTCCAGATGCATATGCAGATGGCCAAACTTTATAACGAGATTTTACTTTTGAATAACATGCGTCTTTTTCTTCAGTCGCAACCATCTTAGCCTTACCCTTTCTATCGGGATTTGGATCTTCTTGGTTCTTACGACGGAATGCACTCTCCTCTTCCTTATCGGAGAGATCTGCTTTCATTTTACTTGAACCACATTTTGGTTTTGTGGTTTGTCCTTCTTGTTTTGCACAGGGTTTTCCTGCGTATTTACCACCCAATTGAACCCAGCCAGGGGTGCCATCAGAAGCGCGACTCTTAGTAAACCAGTCATGCAGAGAACTATCACCACTCTTGTTTTCATCAATAGAATCCTCCTTCACGCAATTAGGAACTACTTTCTTTCCCTTCTTTTTCATTCCAAGTTGTTTGTATCCATCCCAGCACTTTTCATCAATTGGTTGAGTAAATGATTTAAACTTATAATCACTACCTTTAATTATGTCAACAACATGTGCAAAAGTATTACCATTTGCGTCATGAAGTTCTGTCCATTCTTCCTTTACTTTCTCCATCTTTTTGAGTTTGGAGTAGTAATTTGGAATTTCATCTAGATGTTGCAAAGCAATGTCCATTGCCTCATCATTGTCAGTTGTATGTTCATGTTCAACTTTCATCCCCATCTCAAGTTGTTTTTGGATAGATGACGGAGATACTTTATGCTTTTTTGCGATTTCTTCTACAGACTTATGTCCTTTAAATCCTTCTTTAACTTCTTTTTTTCTTTCGGTATCATCTTCTCCATGAGATAGATGATCAGCTACTGTATCAAGATACTCTGCAGCTTTAGTAATCTTTGATTGTACCCATGCTTCTAAATCACCTTCACCTTTTAGTTTAGTCATTAATCTGGTGATCGCAGCCTGTGCAGTTTTAAGTTCTCCACGAGCCATGGAAAACTCAAAGTCTTCTCCGAGAGGTGCAATTGTTTGTAGGTCTGAAAGAATAGACCACTCTTTAAAGGTGAGTTTTTCCATTTTACTTTTGATTGGCTAGATTTTTCTTTCCAAGTGCGATCACTTGATCACGAGTCATACCAGGATTTGCTTTCATTTTTGCAGCTCCACCACCAGCTGCAAAGTCATCTTTTGGTTTTGCTGCAGGTTCTCTTCTCAATTTTTCTGCCTGAGCATTCATTAAATTTGTTTTGGCTTGTGTTTCTGGTGAGATGTAGGGGCCTTCTTTCTTTTGAAGAGCTCTTTTTCCTGCATGAAGAGCATCCTCAACACTACTTCCCGATCTTAATGCTGCTTTACCACCACCAGCTTTGAGTGCAGCATGACCACCTAGATCGGAAAACCTTTGCGATCCTGGTTTTATACCTTTGGTATACATCTCAGCACAAAATTCTTGGAATGTCTTCATTTCTTTATTCGTTGTCTATCTATTATTTAGATGGATCTTGATTCATTGAACTCTTTAAGAACTTTTGAAGTTCTGCAGTGGATCCCAAAAACACTGCATTGTTGGTAACATTCGTTGGTACGGATCCTTTTTGTTCTTGATTAATATCTTTCATCTTCTTCTGAAGATCGAGAAGTTTATCTGTAACATCTCCAACATTTTTAATGAGTTGCCCAGCAACTTCATATGCTCTTGGAGAATCGGATTCTTGTGCGAGTTCTAGGATACCATTAATTGCCTCTTGACCCTTTTCAATAATTGAATAGAGTTGACCTCTAGAATACTCATAATCTTTTTGAAGTTGATCCAGAGATTCTACAGGTTTAATTGCGGTGGGTTCTGATTTAACTATTTCCGATTTAATTGGAGTTGTTTCAATATTCAAAGCCTTATCAATATCTTCAAAACTCATACATCAGTTCCTTTAGTAGTACTATAAACTTTACCATCACCGTAATCATATCTAGATTCACTGAATCCAAAGTCATCATCTAAATCAATCAATTCGTCATCAGCATTATCGATTACATTAAGTGCAGTTCCTGCTGCATGTGTTGTGATAGGAGTATTATCTTGACCTCTATTTACGGTCAAAGTATTTCCAGAAATCTTACGAATAAACATGGATTCGGAACCAATCATAATATATGTTTTTTCAAGTAGAACTGATCCATCTACAACATCAAATTGAGTTATATCTTCAGAGATATCTTCAGTAATTTGAGTAGTTTCATCGTTATTATAATCTTGTAATGCTCTAGCTTCTGCAACATATCTCAACTGTCTAGATGCATTAACTCTATTTGTATTGGTATAATAATCAACTTGGACCTGTTTAATCAATGCATCATTCGGTGTTCCAACTGGACCAAACAGATAAGTCTTAGCAACGAAATCTAATGTGTATACTAAAACTCTTCTTGTAGTAAAATCTCCCTCATATTGATCGTCCATTGCGATTCTTTCAAGAATCATTGGAATATCTCTTTTTTCCCCAATACTCGATACCAAATCTACAGTTAGATTAAAATGTGGTTGAAAGTATGGAAGTATTTGTTCTACAACTTGTAATGCATCTTCATTTAATTTAGACATTATTGAAAGTCTAAAATTTACATTATATGGAACAGGCATAAAAACTTTTGTTAGTTCATTGTTTGCCTGGTCTAAGGCCTTAAAAGTTTGCATAGTAGAAGATTTTCTACTAGAATCATATGAAATCCCAGTCATTTCAAACGACATTCTTGGAAGAGTAATCGCAACTCTTTTCTTTAAATCGGGAACTTGTTCGATTCTGGCTAAAAATTTTTGAACAGGACCATAAGCAATAGGAACTGTAATAATACTGAAATCATCTCCAGCATTATCTTTATGTTTAATCTGAATATTATTAAAAAGTGTACCGAAAGCCACTATGGTCTTTCTCAATATTTCGTGGTAAAAATAATTTGAGATCATTACAAGTAACCGTAGAGTAATAATTATTTAGTATTCGCCAAATGGGTTCTTTTGACTAAAGTCTAGAATATCATCAGCAGCTAATTCAATTTCAATGTTTTCCGCATATAGATCTAGAAATTCATTTGTTTGAACTGTAGATACTTTATAACTTGCTCCGATACCAATAATAGACTCACCTCTAGCAAAATTACCGTCAACAATTGCAACCTTAAGAATTCTATTAGTTGCATCCCAACTCTTAACATATCCTGTTGTACCAGTTCTTGATCCAGTAACAACTTCATTATAGTCATAATCTCCGAATGTAGTTGCGGTAGGATCTGTGAAGGATATTGTTGGAGTAAATGTATATCCTGCACCAGCATTAGAATAACGGATTGCAACCACTACTCCATTAGAATTGAGAACTGCTTCTGCTTGTGCATTTCTGATATTAGAAGAAATGCCCGTGCTGGTAGGAATGAAGGTTCTTTGTATTGTAACTTGAGGAGTTGTGGTGTATCCAACACCACCGGAAGAAATTCCAATGACTCCTAGAACTCTTGTATTAATTACTGCAGTTGCAATTCCACCACTTCCACCACCACCAGAAATAGTAACCGTTGGTGGTTCAGTGTATCCGAATCCAGGATTTGTGATGAGAATTCTATCAATTGCAAGTTTTTGATTTGTAGATCTACTTGTCATGATTGCAACAGCAGTTGCAGTCAATCCACCTGCCGGTGCAGTAGATATAGAAACTATAGGTGGGAAAGAATATCCAAATCCATCATTAATAAGATCAACATATTGGACTGACTTGGAATTAGGATCAGTCGTTGCAAATCCAACTGTAGCTACTGCAGTTGTTGCACCCGTTCCAACCATTTGAATAGTATAAACATTTCCAAGATCTTTAATAGATTCATTGATCTCTATTCCAGTAGAATCAACTTCAGGAACATCAATAATTTCATCTTCATATTCAAATCTCTCACATCTCAGTTCATAAACATAAAGATTGTTGAGTTGGTAAAAGGGTTTCTTACCCTCAACATATTTTATTTCAAATAAAGACTCATCAAGAGGAAACCAAATCAAATCTCCTTCTTGTGGTCTATAAGCAACTTTTCTCTCATCCTCTGGCCATAATTTTAATAAAGGTGAAATGAAATCGTCATATCTTTCCTTTGAAATTACAAGATTGATTTCATCATTACTTCTGACACCAAACTTTGTAAGAAGATCTCCATTACCACTAAATCCCTCAAAGTTCATTAAATAGGCTTCAATACGAAAACTATCATCAAATTTTGATGCAGTAACCTCTTTGATAACTGTATTTTCTCCAATAATTCTTCTAGGCATGTATAGAACATCTTGTCCATACATTTTGAGTTGTTCGTTAATTAGATCTTGAATAAGTCTCTGCTCACTCGGAGATCCTTGAAGAAAATAAGAATTGAGTGGTGACATATTAACCTATGAGATCAAGTGGTGGTAATTCGTATTCATCCTTAAGTTGTTGTTCCAATTTTTCTACTTCCGCAACACCATCGTCATAAATCTGTCTTCCATTCAACTGAACTCCACCTGGAAGTAAGACCCCATTGAATTTAATCATATTCTGTCCCCACTGTTTTTTAATTAATGCAGTGAGGTATTTCTTCAACCACCAATCGTTGTAGAGTTTTGGGGCATCTGATGGATCTACAATTCTGTAACAATCGATGATTACATATTCATTTTCACCAACCTGAGACCAATCAATATCAAGATATAGTTTATGATTCTTCTTGTTGAATCTAATTTGTGCGTGTGGATTTAAAAGAAAATCCAAATCTTCAAGGTATCTCTTGACCATTGCATAGTTTAGAAGATCTAATGCACCATAATAGTAAACATCATTCAAGAATAACTGATATTTAATATTAAAAAGACCGTCTGAAATTGTACTAGAATTTATTTTAAGAATATTATTTACGCCAATAATACTATCTGGAAGAGGTAAATAGTTGACTCCTTCAACATAAGTAAGAGAAGTTAAACCAGCTCCAACGACACTACCTGAAGTGGATGCAGAACCTACTGGACCTGGTTGAGCCAGGGTTGTTTTAGTTGCAGGAGTAAGTTTATGTTTTAAAAATACACGATCAATACCATCAAAATGACGCTCATGGTAATATTGAATTGCATCATCAATTAAATTATCAATCTGATCGTCATCTACATTTATTTCTAAAACTGGCTTTCCTAGTTGTTTGAGGCAATAGTCTTTCAACTCCGCTCTACTAGATGGTTGCGCCATAAAAAATACCCCTAGTTTCCTAGAGGTATTTATGTTTAGTAAAGATAATTATCAATTTATGGACAATCGCAAAATCACCTAAGCCTCATAACAGCATTATTTACTTGAAAATTATTATTACTAATAGAATTTATTTTTGACTTTTTATTAAAAAAGAATACTTGAAATAATCTAGAATTTTCTGGAGTTATTCCAAAATATTTTGTTGCAGAATGAAATCTTTTTGCATTAAAAATAACACACCTATTATAAACATTTTCAACATAATCTACCATATCCCAATTATCAAAATTAGTACATTCTTCCTTTGGTATAACAACTTCGGAATTATTTTGAAATTCTTCATTTGTTTTTTTGTATCTAAAAAATCCTGTTCCGGAACCTTCTGGTGGGTTTGGAGTTAAATATACTACTGCAGCATATGTGTTTCCGTGATCGGAATGTATCCACAATTCGGAGTTTTCATCACAATATTGAAAACATCCATTAGACAAAGACTCAAACATATTTAAAGTAATATTGGAGTCCTTTGTCCTCATGGATAGAGTATTAATATCGAATTCCAACATGTCCAAATTAGATTGAAAATCGCAAGTACTTGCAAAAATCCAACGACTTGGATCAATGTCAATATTATAATGTTTTTCCAATTTTAACTTATTTTCTATTAAATTTTTAATATCAGATTTACATCTATATCCTGGATATGTCGAATATCCATTTTCTTTTATTTTTGATTCACCAAAACTTTTATCTAATTGTAATCTTTCTAATGCAAAGTTTCTTATTTTATCTGGATCTTCATACCAATTATCAACTATTACATAATTTAACATAATTATTATGGTTTTGGATACTTTTCTTTGATTTCTTTAATATGTGCATACCAAAGTGATGTAGTCTTTCCTGGAATTCTTTCTGCATCCATGTCATCCCAGAGTAAAGCTAATTGTTCTTCAACCGGAGCATATTCGAGATATCTATATCTTCTATACTCTTCAATTTCCCATTCTGCAATTAATTCGTTTAATTTTGTTTTAATTTCCTCTTCAGTTGGTGGTTGAACCTTATTATCTTCTTGCCAGTATAGTGAACTATAGTCATTCATAGATATACCAAAAGATACATCAGGCATTAAAGCCGCTATAGCATCTGCATACTCTGGAAATTTTTTAAAATTCTCTCTAAATCTAAGAACGGTCATGACTTTAATAACTCTGATATTTTTATTTATTTAGATTGAAATTAGGTTCCAATTTCAAACAAGTATCCCATGGAACAAGTTCTTTCATAGTTACCTTGACCATTACTTGACCACGATCTATTTAATCTCCACCAATCTTCATTTCCTTGGGATGATCTAACAGCTGGAGAAAAGTATAATCTACTTGTAGTGTTCGCTACACAATGATAAGTCAATTTAAAACTTGCAGGGGTAGAATCATTATTATTATCATACCAACCACCAATTAGACCAGACCATCTATTATTCCCGACTTCATTATTGAATCCTTGTTGTCCACCATCTGTAACTAGATCATCATTTCTATGAATAAGTAATACCTCATTCCAACTTACTTCTGCACTTATTACCCATTGCATTACTAAAATATTAGTGGATTTTTTAGGAACAACAGTCAAAGATAAAGCATTAAGTCTAGTACCATTGCCGGAATTTTGAGTATAAACTAAATATGGTTCACACGATTGATTAAAATCTGAAGAAACGACATTTCCAACGCCCGAGGCGGATAATCTTTTCCCAGCAAGATTGTATATGTCGTTAACTCTAATTTCTGAACTCATAGTAGAAAATCCCGTATTTATTAGTGCATTACTAAAAATTTAAAATATTAAATCATTCTTACCATTATTTATTTAGATTAAGCTGTTGCTCCCTCTCCATTTTCGTGAGCTATTTCAAAAACAACTCCTGTACAAACACAAATTTCATGGGCATCTTGTCCAGCAGAACCATAAGTTCTGTTAATAAAAACACTTCTACCACCATCATCAGCAGCTTGAGCAACTACATCTAAGTTTACATTTCCAACAGCTCCAGCTCTACACATAAACATAAGTCTATAATTTGATGGAGTTGAACTATTATCTGCATCATGATATGCACATACAAGACCTTTCCAATACCATTCATCACTTGGAGCTGAGGCGTTAGAAGTACCGAAACTATTATCTTGCCAATCTCCGTTTTTTAATACTTTAAAGGTAGTATTATTATCAGTTTCAATTTGCAACTGCCATGATGCTATCAAAATGTTATTTGGATGTTGTACATTATTTGCTGTCAATCTTAGTGCAAATAATGTACTAGCGTTACTGCCAGCTACCCAACCCCTAGCATAGTATCCAGGTCGTCCATCATATCGCATTGTGCTGGTATTAATTACTGATCCATATGAAGGAATAATAATGTTTCCACTCGTATCTCGTACATTATCTGCGTAAAGGAAACTCATTTTACTTTTCTCCTAAGTTAACGAACGATTTCATAAATTACACCAGTACTCACAGTCATTTCATGTCCATCCTGGCCAGTCGAACTACCCGTTCGATTTAAAAATAATGTATAGTTGCTACCACTAGAACTTCTAACGGCCGGTCCGTAAACCCTACTCGATGTAGAATCTGCATTGCAAAAATACTGAATAAACCAGTGGTGGGGTGTTGATCCAGTATCAGAACTAGCAGCATCATATGTTGAACTGGCAAATCCGGACCATCTATTATTCCCTACTTCGCTATTGTATCCTTGTTCTCCACCAGTAGTAATTAATCCACCATCTCTAAAAATTGTAAAAACATTATCGTGATGAAAGTCTCCAGATAGTACCCATTGACATAATATTAAATTACCAGAATTTCTTGGTGCAATGGTTAACCTAAGAGGAGTAATTTCTGTTCCATTTCCTCCATTATTTGAAGACCAAGTAGTTCTTGAATCATATCTAACTCTACTACACTGAACAATATTTCCTGTAGATTGAAGAATAGGAGTTTGTGTAGATGTACTAATGATATTATTTAAATTTAAAGTACTCATTGGTAATCCCTCAAATTATTGTCCAATAAGCACCAGAGTTAATCGTTACAGTAACTCCACTACTAATAGTGATTGGTCCAATACTAGCCCAATTTTGACTGGTGGTTAAAGTTGTATTACTACTAACGGTGGTATCACTTGACAGAATATTTCCGCCTCCACCTTGACCAATAGTGATTGCCATATTTTAACCTCCTATCTATTAGTTATTTATATTATTCTTCCGAAGAAGTGGGTTCTTCCCACATCGGAGGAACATAAGTACTTTCTGGTTCTGGTTCACCAAACTCAAGTGCTCCAACACTTACTTTATATTCGACACTTCTGAGTTGACCCTCAAGAATTTCTTGAAAGTAACTTTCATTTAAAGAACCATCAGAATTATAAGGAATATTTACAACTTTAGTAAGTTCAAGACCATCATCATTTACAAATTTAACTGTAACTATTTTTTGACCTTCAGTAAGTTCTGGATGTGAATATGTAATCGCCATCTTCAAACCTCCTCAGCATCCTTATAATATTCGGTGGTCTTTAAGTGATTGTATGCTTGTGTTAACAAACTATCAGAACTTTCTGGATCAACAAAGAACATTACTTTAAAGTCTTTACCTGGAGTAGTTACTGTTTTTAAATCGGGATGCATAACATCAGTTGGATTTACTCCAATTGCACCAATTGGAGTTTTTCCTTCATCTCTGGCTTCTTTAGAAGCATAAACTTCTAAAGATATTCTAGCAACATATCCAGCCTTCCAATATACAGGATCTCCCAAATTTCCACCAGAAGTTAACCCAGAAGGGTGACTTGAATCCGGTGGTGCTTGTATATCTACAAGTCTTTTTTCAGTAGTTACATTTACAATTAAGTGATAAGCATTATTAACTGTAACTCCTGTATTTGGAATTTCAAAATCTCTGACTAGTGCCATCTTATTCTCCTAATTTATTCTTAAGTTGTTCAATTTCTGTCTTCAAACTATTTATAATCTGGGTCTGTTCCTTGATAGCCTCAATAAACAATCCAGCAAAGTTTCCATAGGCAACCGAATATTCATCAACATCTGGTGCGTAATTAACAACTTCTGGAAGAATTGGTTCAACTTCTTGAGCAATTACACCAAGTTCAACTTTATCGTAACGAGGAGAATCTTCCTTAAGATCAATTCTCTTGTATGTTACACCGCGAAGTTGATTGACCTTATCAAGTGCATTAGTGACGGTTTCAATTTCAGTCTTCTTCCTTGCGTCAGATGCAGCCGTGATTGTTCCAGTCGCATAAGCATTACCAGAAACATATAATTGATAAGAAGAAGAAGTTGTGGAACCACAAATACCAAGAGAATTATTACTATGATCATAGAATAATGCCCATCTACCACCATCTTCCCAATAAAGACCGCCTCTACCATTACCAGCGTTATCAAACATCAAGTGTGGTCTATTTGTAGCATTATATGATGTACCAAACCAACCATTTCTAGATCCATCTTGTCTCCAAGAACCATAAGAGGAAGCATTGTTTGGATAGAAGTGAGCACTATTGGTATCTGAATAGAAACCGTTAGTATTGGTATACATCCAGGTGTACTTAAAGATGTAGTTACTTCCACCATTAATCTGCATTACAACGGTATCATCATTATAGTCTCTCTTGAATCTGATTCCTTCATAACCGTTATTAGCAGCAAGAGTTACACCGGTGTGATACTGGAGAACCAGGTCAGGGAATGGGTTAGACCATCCGCCACTTTCTTGGAAACCAAAGTCATAAGGTCTACTACTTCTGGCAATGCTACTGTTAGATCCAGAATATGGGCTTTCATACCAAGTAGCTTGAATTTGTCCACTTGTATTTCTGACGGTAACCGTTGAAGCAGTTGGACCCACAGCCGCATTATAACCATCCAAGAGGTCAGCATCAAGACCAGATCCAGAACCATCATTGGTATCATGCCAGATCTTTCTCCATCCACTGAAAGTACCACCATTATTTCTTCTCCAGAATGGGCCGGCATCACTGTCATATTGTGTTGCTAACTGCCAACCATATGCAGTTCCACCAGTACTACCAAGACTATTGGTAGTGTAGTGAAGCATGTTAATGCCATGAATATGACTGAATGAACCTGGGAAGTTTGTTCCACTCCAAATATCAAAGAATCCAGAACCACCATGGAATACTTCATTTGCGCCAGCCGCAACAGTATTTGACCATCCCATAGAACCAACCCAATAGTTGGAATCTGTAGTATTTTGTCTTCTATGATAAGAGTTTTTAGCACTTAATCCAATTTGTTGTTTAAAGTTTGTGAGTGAAAGATATCTGATGTATCCATCATTTGAACAATATACACGATCTAATAAGTTTCCAACATCAAGATCACCAGAAGTTGTATTAATCCAACCCGCCTGAATGTAACCATTACCATCAGTTCTTACAACTTCATTCGCATTATCTGCACGACCATCAGTATTGAGTGGAAGTCCTTGGAGATATTGGACATTCAAGTTATTAACTTGAGTTGTTGAAGTGACTGTAAGTGGTGCTGTACCTTGTGCAATTGTAGAAATTAATCTAGTTCCCTGAAGAGTTCCGATAACTGAAGCATTACCAGAAGCATCAATAGTAAATGTATTACTTCCCGAAGAGTTTCTCCAAATTCCGTTACCTGTATATTGTAGATATAAATTGGTGGAATGATATTGAATTTTAGCAGCCTTTTCTCCAGACCATGTACCACTAGTGAATGAAATATCACTATTTGCAGGCATTATAATTGCATTACTAATTGCCGCAAAAGTAACTGATCCAGTAAATGTTGGAGTTGCTGTTAAGTTATACGCAGATCCGTTACCAATTAGAATTGCACCATTTCCAGGTAAAGCCTGTAATCCAGTACCACCTCTGGTGATAGGAATATTACCTATGATGTTATTGATATCGAGGTAGTATGAAGCAGCATTTCCGTTAAAGGTTGCCGCGTCAACATCACCGCCCTGAGAGGTTGTCTTAATGAATACTTGACCGCTGCCTGTTGTAGAAATACCAAATGTAGAATTCTTAAATGCAGCAATACCAAGTGTAGAGTATACATCTAAAGAAGGATAAACTCTATTCAAAGTAAACTGGACATTTCCATAATAAGTATTAACGCCTACACCTGCAGGAGCAAAATCAACACTGGTTGCAGTTACTCCAATTGGTTGCGTTGTACCAATACCAACAGACATTACAACTTTCTGATAAGAAGAATCTCCTCTTAAGAATGTCTGACTGTTTGCAGACCCACTACCCAATCTGGATGGAGAAACAGTTCCACTTACAATATTAGCTGCATCTACTGTACTTGTTGCAAGTAGTGCCCAGTTGTTAACATCTGTAGATGAAGTATTGACAGTATCTGTATAGGTAATATTTTGTTTTGTGAATGATACGATTCCTGCTGTTCCTACACCAATTATATCAACAGTATTGTAGAGTAGACCATTTGCAGAAAGCAACGCATCAGATCTTGTTAGGTGTAAAGTAAATGTGTTTGTTGTTCTAGATCCGATAAAGTAGAATCCATTTGTAGTAATTCCAATTGGAGTTACATTTCCGTTTCCAACAGTAATCTTAACTGGATCGCCTTGAGTAAATCCGTGATTTACAAAACAAATTTGATTTGTAGTTGTATTAATACCAAGTCTAGTTAAAGTATGTGTTCCAGTACCACTATCCGTAAGATTGACCTTACTTGACAATGCATAAGTATCATAAAGTTCAACGGAGGTAACACCAACTCTCTTGACATAATAAGTATCAAGTAAAATGAGAGGTTCAACAACATTACCTGTACTATAGTATCTTACTGCATCTCCATCACTAAACATGGTATTTGACGCACCAACGACAATTCTGTCATTTATGAAATCGACATTACCCCCAACATCAATTCCAGTTCCAGTAAATGACGCTGTTGTTGCGATACCAACATTAGTAGAAATAGCAACCGCATTTCTATCTGAAATATAATCTGGTAAAGAAAGTGAACCTAAGAATTTCTGATTATTTGTAAGAGTTAAGTAAAGTCTAGTTTCAACCGTTCCAATTCTGATTGTAAAGTCGGAACCTCCAGAACGACCTCCAACATTTGCAGGGGCAACAGTCACATAATCACCAACAGCATATCCCTTACCACCAGTCTCAATAGCAACTGCAGAGACTGTACCAGCAGCGCTAACAGTAACATTGAGGGACATTCCAGTACCAATACCGGTAGTTCTTAGAGCTTGTACTCCACTGTAAATACCAGCCGAAGTATAACCAGAACCACCAGCAAGAGTGTTTAGAGTAAGTCCAACACCCTTAACAAGGCCGGTTGTTCCATATCCAATAGCGCCGCCTGTGGTGTATGGCGGAGCAGTTACTAAACCTATAGCGCCGCCCTGAGAAACTGTACCTGTTACGGTGTCTCCATTTTGGAAATTATATGTTGATGTATCGGGAAGTATGATATATTGACTTAAAACATCACTTACAAGAACATATGCATTGATTGGTTCAACTACCGTATCTCCACTATTAATATCTGCTGCTGGAATTCTATTTGCAAGACTTGTTCTACCGCCAGCATAAATTGTTCTGAAATAGTTTACAACTTTAGGTGGAATCAAGTCTGCATTGATTTGTCCAATTGAGTTTAACTGAACAACTGCAGATGGAACAGCATTTGTAGAAACTGTTTTATCAATAAAGGAACCAAGTCTGTTGCTTAAGAATGTTCTGATAGCTAACTGAGTGGAAACTCTCTTGTTTTGTGGGCCTCCAATTTCATTATCACCCAATCCAGTATCTGTGGAGAATTCTTCAATTTGAACACCTCCAGATAGGGACAATCGGATAGAATCAAGAGTACCAATGGTTACGGTGTTATTGAAGATAATGTTACCAGTTCTGTTGTATGCAGTAATAAAGTCACCGATCAAGAAGTCGCCAAGTTCGTTTGTACCTGATGTATAAACGCGGCCACCAAGTTCAGAAACCTGTTGAGAACTTGTTACCGTTTTACCACCGTTTTGCGGTAAAGCATTATAGTCAATACCAGATCCTGAATATTCCCATGTATGAGAAGAAGAGTTAACAATCGATGGTCTGTGGAAGTGAATTCTGTAAGTTTCAGGTAAAGAAGAAATACCAATAACTTGTGTTCCTGCAACTGTAGATTCGATCTTGAAGTTAATAGTCCAATAAGTTGAGATTCCAGTTACAGAAGTTGCAGCAATAGAAACTGGTACTGGACTATGATCGGAAATATTTCCATTAGCGCCGCCAGTTACAGCAAAGTTTCTTCTTACTCCAGATACAGCTTCAACAGAAAGTATTACTACTCTTGTAGAAGAATTATAAGTTAGAGCGAATCCAACCGCAGTACCACCAGTAACAGTTTGAGTGACTTGTCTACCAGAAACAAATCTTATAGTTGATGAAGTGGAAGCGAGTCCAACTGCTTGGTATTGGTTGTGTGTTCCTGAAGGAATAATTTCTTTTACAAAGAATTCTTGATTATTCTTTGTAAATGTGTTAATACCAGTAGTTGTTGAGGTTAAATCTACTAGTCTAGTGAAACTATTGTCCTCATATACCTTAAAGGAATTACTGTCAATAACCTGTATATAATATTGGTTTTGGTTTACAAGACCGCCAATGATTCTTGGTGGAATTGTACCTTCATCACCAAGATAAACAACCGAATCTGCATTATTAAATCCATGAGCTGTAATGTTGAATATATTGTTGTTAATATCAACATCTGTTGCCGCATTGAATTCTTTTGTTACTACGAGTGGTTTGAAGTTTGCTGTTTGGTCTGAGAATGCATTATTAAAGAATCTTGTAACATAAAGATCTTGTTCACTTCTACCAACACCAATTGCTACAAGTGTCTGGAATCCACCAGCAGTACCTGTCGCAGCAATTCTACCACGATCAAATAAGAAGGAATTTGCGCTAAATCCTGTTGATCTTAGTGCATAATATCCAAAGTTAGTCGCAGAGTTTGTAATGGATAAGTATCCACCAGACTGTGCAAGAGATCCATAACGACAGAAGATTTGGAAACAAGAAACAACCTGAGAGTAACCGTCGTTGATAACACGCCAACCGATACCACCGAAGGATACCATGGTAAAGGCCGCAGCAACCATGGACTTACCTTGTTCTGGTTGAACTAGGTCTGGAGCTAATTCTGCTTCTTCTGGAATAATTGGAATGTTTGGAGATAGTACCTTAGAACCATCAACTAACATTCCGTTCGCACCTAAGAAAGATAGAATGGAACAGTTTTGAATATATGGAGATCTTGTAATTACTGATTTACCAGTCTTTACAGCATAACCGGCTCTAGATACAAAAGGATCATCTGGATCATCAAATGCAACTGCGTTATCAAATGTAAACTGAGGAACGCCTGCAGCATCTGCATAGTCCTTCATAGCAAAGCCAGTTAGGTAACAACCATTTCTAACTCTGAGAAGGTCTTTACCTGCGTTTAGAGGACGAATAATAGTGTTTCTTAAGTTATCTCCAAGTACTGCAACATCTTCATAAAGAATAATAGGGTTATCTTCTTCATATTCTCCAGCCTCTACAATAATTGCAACTGGTTGAGACTTACTTGTTGGTGTAGTTATTGCTGGAGCAGCAGTGGTTCCCAATCCTACAATTGAGGTAATAATTCCAACTAAGTTTGCAATCGTAGATTGGACATCAGCGCAAGCTGTTGATGTGTAGAATAGTCCGACCGATTCATCATAAGCAATAGTTAGGTCATAAGACTGGAATGATGCTGTCTGATATAAACCTACTGGTCTACTGATTGATGGAGCAAAACTGACACCCTGACCGACAATCGTAGTAATAATACCAACAAGGTTATTGATGTTTGAACGAACATTTGCACAGCATAGGAATCCATAAGAATTTCCTGCTCCACAAGTCGCATCATAAAGAATTGATAGATCTTTAACTTGTGCAGTAGAACCTACACCAACCTGATAGGATACTGGAACAGTTACATTATTAATAATATAACTAGAAATACCTGCAACATATCTAAATGCTGCAACTGTCTCCACCTGTTCGCCTTGTACATAACTCGTACCAAGACCACTCCAATACGAAACACCAGCGCCAACAGATTTATAGTTGCCACCATACTTAACATCATAAGCAAGAGAATCAACAATATGTCTAACATCTCTCAGACACTTGGTTCTATCATAAGTTGGATTTGATAAAAGTCCCGGATAAATTGCAGTTACATATCCTACAGCTTCTGCAGCGATATAATTTTTGTTTAGAATGAGTAATCTAGAAGCATCATCATATCTATTACCTGGGTCTGCAATTGCTACATTATTGATGATATACTTAGAAATATCTACAATATGTGTGAAAGCATCTGCAGTTTCAATTCTCTCTCCTTCCACATAACTTGTTCCACCAACACCCAACCAGTAGGATACGCCAGCACCAACGGACTTAGAGTTACCACCATAGGTTAGGTCATATGCAAGAGCGTCAACAATATATCCAACATCTCTTCTGCATGTACTGGTAGCATAACCAGCGGAAGTAGTGATTCCTGGATATGTTGCGGTTACAAATCCAACAACCTCATCTTGAATGAATGATTTATTAAGTGTTAATAGATTAGCCGCATCAAGATATCTTCCTCCAGGAAGTACAAAGGATTCAAATGATGCTAATTGAGCAGCCTTTTTAATAGTTTTAACAGGCCTTGTCTTACCGTCATAAGTATCACTACCATTTGCTGCAGAAACATAGATTCTATTCTCGTATAAACCTGCAGTAGCAAATCCAAGATTACCAAAGGTATCAACGGTAAGAACCATACCGTCCCTACCACGATCGGGTGGAAGAGTTAAAGTATAGTTGGTAGCGACTCCAACAGGAGATAACCTAAATGTAACATCATTTGGAAGTAATGTTTGTGTATTAACTCCAACAAATGTTAAAGTTGAAAGTCCTACTTTGTTGAGAGTGGAAATACCCGTGTAATTTAAATTAGATCCTTGTAAGAAAGTTACAATACCTGATCTGGAATTTAAATTACTTGCTCCAACGATTTCATTATTGTTACCACTGATTGTTACACTACCTTGACCTACGGTAAGAACGCCAGTAATTCTTGCATTACCAGTGACAAGAAAATCAGTATTTCCATATCCAATCTTAACATTTCCAATAGATCCTAAACCAGTGTAACTAATATTAACACCACTTATATCAGTAACAACTCCAACTGAGGATTTAAGTACGCCAATTGTACCAACTCCAGGAACATTGATATTTTCTACAATCAAACCAGAAGTAATAATAGTAGTATCAGCAATAACAGTGTCAAAACTACCAATTCCACTATAAAATAGATTTCTACCTCTTAAGTTTGGAATTGTACTGATTCCAGAGAATGCATCTTCAAAATAGAAGGTATCTGTTACAACAGCTCCGGCAGCATAAACAAATTGATAAGTATCAATTTTTCTAAACGCAAATGTTTGAGTAACTACACCAACTTGTGAAGGTGGTTGTGATAGAGTTATTGAACTAGAACCTACAGAAACAACAGTTGTGCCTGGTAATACGAAATCAGATGCGTAAACATTAGATCCAACAACTACTCCAGATGTAGCAATACCAGTAATAGTACTTACACCCGTCGCCGATAAAGTACCCTGATATACTTTTTCTCCAACTGGTGATGTTGTATTTGCGGAAAGAATTACAGATCCAAATCCAACACTTGTAACTGTAGTTCCACCTCCAATATAAGTTCCAGTAACTGCAGAGCCTACAAATATATTAGAAGTATTGATGCCAGAGATCTTATTTCCATTTACACTTTCAATATAACCCGATGTTGTTTGGGTTGGAGCAACATTCTGTGCAAAACCAGTTATAGTAATAGAACTATTTCCAATTGCAGCAACAGATGTTCCTGGTAATAAATAATCATTTGTTACAGCATAACCGACTTGAATATTTGCGGTTGCAATTCCTGTAATTCTGGTCGTACTTGCATAAGCAAGAGTACCAGTGTAAGTTGTAACAATAGGATAGTCTACAACAACTCTTTGAGATGCACTGAATTCTCTTGATCTTAGATGGTCTACCCCAGTAATATTTGATGTAGTACCATCAAGAGTGATTGAAGAAACTCCAACTGTTAAAATACCAGTAACTCTTGCATTTCCAGTTACATCAAGATTGATGGTGCTTGCAGGACCACTTTCAAAGGAATTGTTAGAAATAACCGTTGTATTTGTTGTATTTTGTGATAGTAATACGACCCCCGTTTCTATTCCAGAAATTGTAGTGTTATATTGGAGATAAGTGCCAGAAATAACATTACCTGCGGCTAATGTAGAAATTCCAGTAACTGTTATAACTTTAGTAGGACTTGATCCAAGGGTTGGTGGAGTTAACCCAATTCCAGTGGCTGATCCATTTAAGTAGATTCTATCTCCAATTAGGTATCCAGAACCACCTCTTTCTACACTAATACTTGTAATATCTCCCTCAGAGACAGTCAGATTAAATCTTGCACCAGCACCAGATCCATTCGTAGTTGAAGCAACGCTTACATAGGTTCCAGTACTATACTCAGTAGCAACTCCAGTTGCTTGAATAGATCTTACAATTCTATTAGTAGAAATACCTGTAATTCTATCTGTTCCAACTCCCGCTACGAAATTTGTTCCAACTCCACTATACGATGTGCCCAATGTACCTACAATAGTTGCAACATCGTATGGTTTTCCTACACCAAGAGTAACATTACTATTTGGATCATAAACTCCATTAATATAATTACCTACCGTTGCAAGACCAGTTACATTGAAGTATGTAGCTAAACCAACAGAAGTGTAAGCATTATCCAATCTTGCACTTTGAATACCTACGGTTGTTCCAATGCCAACAGAAATATAAGCATTATCCAATCTTGCGCTTTGGATACCTACAGTTGTTCCAATACCTACATTAACATATGCTAAATCTATATTTGCTGCAGTTACAACCATTGTAGTTGCAATACCTACATTCATATAATTATTGTTGACGATCATTGTCGTCGCAATACCTACATTGATATTACCTGCGTCAATATAAGCAGTAGTAATAATGCCACTATTGATTTTAGCTACATTTGTATTTGTGGAATTAAGATTTAAATCTCCTCCGTTTAATTGAGTTAGATTTAATTGTTGGATGGTGGCATTATTTACATTTAAAACATCAATATTTGCTTGTCCCATATATGGGTCAACAAAAGCAAAATCAGTTGTAAATCCAAGATTAATGAATGCAAAATTTACAACTCTTGAGAAAGTGAATGATGTACTTCCTGATGTACCCAAACCAACAGAAACATTGATTTGGTTAGCACCAATTGAAGTAATTGTTGTAACACCAAGAGCTCCTGGGTAGTCAACATAATCTCCAAGTGCAAGAGAGGTTGTTACTACACTAGTAATCAAGTCTGTACCAAATCCTGATGCAGTACCAGTTCTTGTCGTAATGCCAAGAGTTCCAGTAGAAGACTGGGAAATGGTTACTGTACCATTATTAAGACTAGAAATACCAGTTACAGTTGTGTTAGATAAAACTCCAGTTGCGCTTACACCATAACCAACTGAAACTAAATTAGTATTAACACCAATAATCGTGGTTCCATTATTTGTTAAAAAATTACCAGTGGATAATCCGGTAAAATCTTGAGTTACATTTGTAGTATTTGTACCGACACCCAAAAATACAGTACCAATTCCTATAGAGGCTACGGATACTCCAATTCCAATATATGTACCGCTTACTGCATAACCTACTCTAATATTATTAGTACCTACTCCAGTAATTTTATTTGAAGAAGTTGCAGAAAGAATACCAGATCTTTGGATCGGATCTTCATATCTTACAGTAAGACTTCTAGCATTAACATCACCTTTTACTCGTACATCACCTATGACTCTAAGTTCATTTTCGGCTTGGATTGCACTGGTTCCAATACCTACTCCAGTCTTATTTGTTATTACTTGTGTCGCCGCTGCTCCAACTAAAGGGCGTCCCCCAACAGTAGTTCCATCATGAACTACCGCAATATCTAAAGTGGTATCAATAGTTAATTCGCCTTCTGCCCCTGTAAATATTGCATGTTCTGCAGTTGTTCCCCTTCTTAGTTGTACCTGCTTAGTCATAGTACTATACGACTCAAATTACTATTTCTTCTGATATATTTATCAGATAATAAATCAAATGATTATGACATAAGTTCTTGGGATTTGGAATGGGTTATTAGTACATCCAGCAGAAATTTGTTGTGCATAAATTGTACCAAATCCAATATAATTTGATCTTGAGAATGATTCAAATCCAGAAGAGAATCCAAATAGACTTCCTGAAGTATCTTTGTATATTTTAGTGAGGGAATCATTCGCAGATCCAAGAATATTAATTGTACCAAAACCATCTGGTGATGGAATAAAGATAATGTCGGGATAAACAAGTTGACCAGATAGAGTTATAGATCCAGATCCAATTTGAGTATATGTTGCTATCTCCGAAGTAATTGCAGATCCACTTAATGCAAATAGTCCAATACCAACTACTGAATATTCAGATTCTATGGATGTTATTGCGGATCCAGAAATTTGGAAAATAATTGTAGACTCTGGAGTTTGTGCAGAATAAGATTCGGATCTACCAGATAATGCAAACAGACTTCCAGATCCAATATATACTTCTCCTTCACTTTGAGGGGAAGTCTGTGTAATGAATACCGTACCAATTCCAGATTCAGAATGAATAATCTTGATATTTTGATAATATCCAGAAATTACATGAGTTCCAATTCCACTATACGCATATGTTGCAATCTCTCTTGTAGATGCAATTCCACTAATATTGAATAGGATAGTATTTTCAACAGGATTTGCAACAAATCTTACATTTGCAGAATCTTGATTATCGCAGGTTAATTCTTGACTATCACAAGTATCATAGTCATTGTCTACCGTATGTCTTACAAATCTAAATAATCCTCTTGCAGGATAGTTTGGAACTACTCTGGTTGTTGCAGAGCCAGTCGCAACTACTGATCCAGAACCATTGTAAGAATTTGTCTTTCTTTCGACGAGAGATCCATTAATAATATAAAGAACTTCAGTCTCTGGAGTCTGTGCAGAATAAACTTCCAGAGATGTTCCAGAGAAACTAAAGAGTTGAGTATCTTCTGGAGTTTGTGCTGAATAAGACTCTAGAGCTGTTCCAGAAAGTGTAATTGAACCAAAACCTTGATAAGATCTTCTTCTGTCGATTACAGAAGTTCCACTTAAGGTGAAAGTTCCAACACCAACATAAGACTCAGTGTTCTTCTCAATAATTGGTTCAGTCTGTTGAGAAATAGTAATCTGACCAGATGTTCCCGGATCACGATCGTCTCCATAATAACCATAAACAGCAATTTCTCTTGTGGAAGCAATTCCAGAAAGAGAAATGTCTCCAGATGCAATATAAGTTGTTCGTGTAAAGCTCCAAGATTTGCCAACACCAGGGCCTGGTAACCATGGATAAGACTCTTGTGGACTAAATCCTGTAACTATATCAAATAGGCCACTTCCCTTATATGGAGTTAGAGGACTATATCTTGCAAGATCCCTCGTCTGATCAAAGGTAATAGTACCAATTCCTGTTCCAGGAACCTTATCATTAATTGGATATCTATTTGAATATGTTCTTGCGTCACGAGGATTTCCTTCGCTGTCTGGAGTATATCCAACTCCTCTTAAGAATTGAATGCCAGTTGTACCAATACCAATGTTCTGTTCAATGCCATAATGAGGTGTGAAATCAATATTTGGATGTACAAGTTCTCCAGAGAATGTGAATGCTGTTGCTGGAACTGGAGTTGTATATCTTTGACCTCTCGCCGAAATAGCTTGGGATGATATAGTGAAGAGTTGTGTATCTTCTGGGGTTTGTGCTGAATAAGCCTCTAGAGCTGTTCCAGATATTGTTAATGTACCTAGTCCTACATAAGAATCAACATCCTTCTCTACTAAAGATCCACTAATAGTAAAGAGTTGAGTATTTTCTGGAGTATTAGCACTAAACTTAAGATTACTATATCCAGAAGAGAAACTAAAGAGTTGGATATTCTCTGGTGGATTGACTATTAACCTTTCTCTAGCTGTTGAAATTCCACTGATTTGAATACCAGTAGTTCCAATACCAATATTTTCCTCAATACCATAATGAGGTGTATAATCAATATTTGGATGTACAAGATTTCCAGATAGAGTAATAACCCCAGAAGTTCCCGGATTATTCTGGTCACCATAATATCCATAAACAGCGATTTCTCTTGTCGAAGCAATTCCACTCAGAGTATAGATTGGTCTATCAGCTGTATATGGACCTTTGTTGAAAGATTGGGTAATCGCACCACTAATTGTAAATAATCCGAATGGGATTGTAGTACTAGAACCATATCCTGTGATTGGACCCCAAACTTCAGTACCATCATATAGAATACTGAGTAATCCCCAATCATCAAATCCGTTATATGGAGGTAACTGAGTGATTGATCCCCAATCTTGAAGATCAACGATTATTGAGTCATAAAGATCATATACTTTAGTGATAGACTCTGCGGCGCCATTAAGTGCGCTGAAAGTACCAACACCAACATAAGATTCTACATCTTTATAAGTAGCGTTTCCACTAATCTTAACACCAGTAGTTCCAATACCAATATTCTTCTCAATACCATAATGAGGCGTATAGTCTACAAATGGATGAACTATTGAGGTATTTCTTACAGTGATAATTCCACTACTTACATCTAGTGGGCGAGGATACAAGTGGTTTCCTGGGTTGATGCCATATACTTGGATTTCCTTAGTGGAGGAAATGCCAGATACAGTGAATAGTTGAGTATTTTCTGACGGATTTGCACCAAATGCCTCTGCGACCCCAGATAGACCAAATAGTGTTCCATTTCCAAGGTATGATGTTCTAGAGAAACTCCAAGATCTACCAACTCCAGGCTCAGGTAACCATGGATAAGACTCTTGTGGACTAAATCCATTTACAACATAGACGGTTCCAAGGCCGGTAAGTCCTGGGAAGAATCTAAGATTTGGTGATCTTAAAGTAATTTCTTGGAACTTATATGGTGTTACATTAAGATTAATATTTCCTAAATCGCCATTTGTAGATGCTCCAACATAATCTGGTAATTTAAATACTAATCCTAATTGACCACCAATATTAAATGTTGCGTATGTATATTGTTCTGTTAATTGAGTGAATGAAGTTAATACTGAAGAATTCTTCAGAACATACTTAGAAGACCACTTGGATGCAACACCAGTATCAAAGTTTACATAATGATGGGATCCATCAGGCAATGATTGTAAATAAGTTACAAATGAATTACCAGTAGAATTTGCAGAGTAAACTACCAGATAATCATCAATTGTTTGATATTTTCCTGTTACACTACTTCCAAATCCGACTGCATTGCAATAATTTTTAAACTGTACTGTAGTGGAAACGCCTACACCACTATCTCTAGTACCAGTTACAAAATCTTGTCCGTAAATATTTCTTCCAACATTTGAAGATTGGTTTCCAAATGTTAATGCTACTCCATAAGAAAGTGGATATGTAGTCTGTGTTGTAAGACCGGCTACAGGGTCTACAACATATCCATAATCTTCTTGCCCGTCTCCCACTGGAGCATATGTATATCCATAATCTACAGATATTGTTGTTATTCCTAGATTTCCACCAGAACCAAAATCTTCAGAATTGAATATTACTATAGCACTTTCATTATAATCTAAAGCCCTGCTTATATCAGCGGCACTATAATCCCCACCATTCCATCCAACTCGTACTGTACCAGAAGTAAGATATGAACATATTGTTCTTTCTAATCCACTTCCTATTTCAAATAATGTACCATTTCCGTCCCAGGCAAATACTACTTTTGAAATAATTGTGGACGAAAGAGTAATATTTGTTGAAGCTGCAACGAAAGAATTGGTTATATTTTCAGTTAATCCAGAACTTATAGTTCCAATAGATCCAAATGGTACTTGAGAAGAACTTACAGATACTGCATACCAATCTTCAGAATTATTTGCAACTGCACTTATTTGTTGATAATCTTCGCTAACACTCGGCGAAGATGTAATAGATCCAAAATCTTCTTCCGAGTAAATGTCTGTTACTGTTGAGTCGTAGACATAGACATTACTCATTTTTTATAATTCTACCAAATAATTTTATGGATTCATTATGAAAAAGGGGATCGCCATAAAAAAGCAATCCCCACACACATAACAAATATTCTATTTTTAGATAGAATCAGTCAAGAGCAACATTCAATGTAATTTTGATTTGGTCACCGTTGTTTTGAATAGTGTAAGGACCATTTGTAAATCTCTCAGCATACATAACAGAACTATAAAGAGTAGCTGTATTTAATCCAACTATAGTGTTTAATGTAGGATTAATTGATGGCGTAGTATAGAATTCATTAGCGTTTGGAACTGCAAATACTGTATATGTATTTGAATCTAGTCTTGTATTTCCAGCACCTGCAGCAATGTAAAGAACATCTCCTGCAACTAATTGGTGACCGGATCTTACAATCTTACCATAACTAAAAGTTACGGATGGGTCAGTTGCAACCTGAATGTTATCGATGAGAGGTTTATCCAAATAAACAACCTTTAGAGCTCTATCAATACCAATTACAATTGTTCCGGTCTGAATTCCAGCATTACCACCAACAACCATTCCTAGAGTTAAATCATCGACGCTCTGATCTGGGTCAATTGTGATGTATTGATTTCCAACAACTCCGATTACTGGATCGGTATTATCTCCTTTAGATACGGTAGTTCCGATACCTACAGTTGCAGCATGTACAACACCTTGTACTGCGATTGGCATGTTATTTGCTCTGGTTACATAGTAACCATAAACATCACCAGCATCTCCAGTAAATGTGAAGGTTTGTTCTGGATATGTTGCTGTTGTTCCAGAACCTACTTGATTAATTCTCCATCTGGACCCATTTAGGAGAATTCCAGTTTGAGAAGTATATGTTTGATCAGTTCTATTGTTTACACAATATGGATAACCTGTATAAGGAGCAAATCCATAAGCATTGGTATTTCCAATTCCATATGGTTCAAAATATCTCGTAGCTGAAGGAACATCGGACTCAGCTGGAGTGGTATTACTTGTAAAAAGTTTTAAAACTAGGTTTCTGGGAGACTGGTCAGCAAGACTTGCAGTGTGGTTGTTCTGTGCAACCAAGTATCTGAGTGACTCAAGTTCTCCAATATTTGGAACTAATAGTGCCATTTAAACAACTCCCCTACAGGTTATG